ATCGGCGTACCGGCCGTGGTTCGTCAAAACCAACGTGCTCAGGTATTGGGCGATCTATCTGGAACGATTCTCAATACCGATCGTAAAAGGCAAAACGACCTCCGGACGAGTGACCGACGCGCAACGCGACGATTACAAGAAACTTATGACCGCGATCCAAGCGGGAATGTCGATCCTCCTTCCAAACGATATGACGATGGACCTCCTCGAATCCTCTCGAACCGACCGGGGAGTGTTCAATCAGGCGATCGACGCGTTCAACGTCGCTATCGCACGGTCGATCCTGATCCCGCAGTTAATGGGACTCGTTCCTCAAGCCGGTGTCGGCTCCTACGGGAAATCGGAAACGGACCTTAAAGTGTTCGATTGGGTGCTCGGAGCGATCGGAAAAGAAATACAAGACGTTATTAACGAACAACTCGTCTGCCAGTTGATCGATATAAACTACGGGACCCAAGAATCCTATCCGAAATTCGAGATCAAACCGCTGAAACAAGAGGATAAAACCCGGATCGCCGCGGCGTGGGGCGAGGCAGTCGCGCGCGGAGCGGCAACGTCGACGATCGAAACGCAGAAATGGATACGCGAAATGCTCGACGCGCCGGAAATAACCCCGGACGAGGAAAAACAGATCGACAAGGAAACCGAACTTCTCTTAAATCCCCCGCAACCGGCAGGAGCAAGCGGACTCGCCGGTAAAAATCCGTCCGGCGGCAAAAACAAGATGGCGAACTCGCCGGGGAAAGCCAACCAGTACGCGCATCTATCCGGGCCGGAAGGAAGAATCGATTGGGATCTGTACGAGAAAGCGTTCGACGAAATAGAATGGGCAAGCAAAGACGAACTGTCAAAGACGTTCGCGGAAAATATCTACGCGCTCATAAAAGACGCAAAAAAAAAGCCCTGACCCCTGACCGAATCGTGCTCCCGAAAGCCGGGAGCATAAAGACCGCGGTTCAAAATATGCTCGATGGAGCGATCGACCTTGGAATCCGACACGCGGAAAACGAAATCGGTCTGCAACCGAAGACGTTCGCGCGTTCGGTCCGCCCGTTGATCGGGTCGATCAATACCGTGTTGGAAGAATACGCGCGGACACGGGCGTTCTGGATCACCGGAATCATTAAGCAGGATATCCTCGACCAAACGAAAGCGATGTTGTTTGCTTGGACGAAAACCCACCTCGAACCGTATCCGGACGATCAACTCGTCTCGGATATAACACTACTCTTGAAAGACTATCTCCCGATCGGCGTGAACGCGGCCGCGCGCGCGGAAACGATCGCTCGGACAAATATAAATGATATGTACAACTATACGAGAGTGCAGGTGCTTTCCGCTCCGGAACTCTCCGGGTTTGTCATGGCGTTCATGTACTCGGCGATCCTCGACGGACGGACGACCGAGATATGCAGAACCTTGAACGGACGGATCATGACAAAGGACGAGGTTCCGCGATGGCTACCGCCAAATCACTACAACTGCAGGTCGGTGATCGTGCCGGTAACGTCGATGGATCGGGGATGGGAAGCGGCGTACATGGCGCAACCGCCGATCCCCGCCGACGTATCTCCGCAGGAGGGGTTTTGATGGACGCACTTGACGAAGGATGCTATCTTTCGTCGACCGTAGAACCGGTTTTGCTAAGTTACGGCGGACTCGAAATAATGATCGATCCGCTTTGCTGTTTTGTTATTGAACAGGTATACAAAAGCGTAGATTCATATAAAGGCGAACTGAAAGTCGCAGTAGATATAGGAGCGCACGTCGGAGTGTTTACGATGTTCGCGGCGCAAAGAGGCGCACACGTTCATGCGTTCGAGCCTTGCGCTGAGAATTCCGTAATGTTTATGAGGAATATGGAGCATAACAAGGATTCCCTTCTTGGGAAAATATTCTTTTACCAGTTAGCCGTTACGGAAAAAACGGGGGATATCCTCGAACTTAAGGGAGGGAAAAACACCGGACAAAGATCTCTCCTGTATAACGACGACTACATCGTAGTCAATAAATGCCGGACCGTATCGTTAAAGCAAGTGATATCGGATGTGATGACGCATTACGGAAGGATAGATTACCTGAAGATGGACGTCGAGGGGTACGAATGGAAACTGATCGATACCGCTGACGAGGAACTGAAACGGATGATCGGACGGATCTCGCGTGTCGATATATCCGAGCATCCCTTAAACGACGAACACCATTTTACTCGCGGGCCGGATTTGGACTACGGGTCGAAAATGAACGACTTCCTCCTTGGCTGCGGATTAAAACAGTCCTCGATCGGACATGGGTGATAAATATATGTTGACGTATGATCCGCATTCGACGTACTCTCGCCTTTAAGGAAGGAGAAAGCCTATGACAACGGAAAAGGGAAAACAGTACGCGCAGAAACTTGTCGGTGTCGATATATTCCAAACCGGAAAATGGAACGGAGACCCGTACTCGACCGACGACCTCGATCAGATGGTGCTCGCGTTCGGATCTCTCCCGTATAAAGTGCCACTAAAATTCGGACACACGGAGGCCCAACGATGGTTCGGTCAGGAAGACGGTGCGCCTGCATTAGGATGGGTGGATTCGCTTCGAAGAGTCGGGCAAAAACTCGTCGCGGATATCGTCGGTGTACCAGACGCAATCGTCTCCTTGATCTCCCAAGGGAACTACAGGAACAAATCCGCGGAAATATACTGGAATTACGTCGATCCTGCGGGTAAACGCTGGCCGCGCGCGCTTAAGGCGGTATCCCTCTTGGGCGCAGATATACCCGCCGTAACGACTCTTGAGGATCTCGCAAGAGTCCTCATGTCCGACGAACAACGCGCCGTCGCTTATAGCGAGGGCGGGGAGGGCTGTCTGACAAAAGAGTACACACTCCCACAAGGAGGAAAAGAGATGTCCCAAGAAGAAATCAAGCGGTACACGGACGAGATCGAAGGCTTGAAAACCAAGGTAAAGGAGTTGACCGATAGTTTCGCGAAAACCAAGACCGATCTGGAGAAATCCCTGTCGGAAATGGAAGCGCGAGCGGTCAAGTCGGAATCGGAACTCGCGGGCAAAGACGAGAAACACGCCGTCGCGCAGTTCTCCGAGAAGGTCGAGTCGCTCGTAAAAGAAGGGAAAGTGCTCCCGGCGGAAAAAGACGACCTGATCCTTCAGTTCGTCGCGCTCGGATCGGGCACGAAGAAGTACGCGGACAAGGAATTCAACCCGCGGGAGTTGATCGTCAAGTCGCTCGAAGCACGCAAGAAACTCGTCAACTTCAGGGAAAACGGGTCAGGAGGGGAGACTTCCTCGGACGACGATCCGGTGTCCGTCAAGGTCGACAAGATGGCTCAGAAGATCGTCTTCGAAAAAAAGGTCACGTACACCGAGGCCCTCGCGTCGATCAAGACCGAGCATCCGGATGTGTGGGCCGAATATCTGAAAGGATAGGGAGGGAACCATGGGCGTTGACAATGCGGGTCTTGACTACACACTCGTTGCCGGGGCGGATCTGACAGCCTGCCAGTACACCGCCGTCACGTATGCGGGCGCGCTTTCCGTTGTTGGAGCGACGTTCGCAGGGATCATCCAGAACAAGGCGCAGACCGGGGAACATTTAACGGTCCGGATGCTCGGAATGTCCAAGTTCCGCGCGGGTCCGGCTGTCGCTGTCGGAGACTTGATCAAGCCGACGACCTCCGGCTACCTGATCACCTGCGCTTCGGGGTTCAACGCAGTCGGAGAATGCATCTTCGCCGCCGTTTCCGGAGGTCTCGGAACCGCCATTCTCCGCGGCAAGTATTACACAACGTCCTTGTAAGGGGGGGTAGATACCAACGATGCCAAACGAGAGAACAGTAATCTGGAAGAACTACGACGCCACGGGTCGGGATCTGCATGTCGATGTTCCCCTCTCGCAAGCAATCATCAACTATCGGACCCAAGGACTCGTCGCAACCGACGTCTTCCCGGTCATTCCGGTCGTAAAGCAAAGCAACATGATCCCCTTCATCCCGCTCGGCGAATTCCTGCGGTCGGAAATCGCGTATCGCGCCCCCGGAACGGAAGCGAACCGAGTGAAATTCTCGGTCGGAACACAGGCGTATTTCTGCAAGAACTACGCCTTGAAGTACCCCCTGACCGTGGAAGATCGCGAGAACTCTGACGAGATCTGGCAGGTTCGGCAGAACGGCGCGTACCTGATCACCGATCTCCTGAACATCCAAAAGGAACTGCGCGCGTTCAACATGGTCAACTCATCGACCTACGTGAACACCGTGTTCGTTCCGAACTCGGCGTGGAACCTGAACTCGAACCCGCTAACCCACCTTCAGACCATGCTCCGTCAGGTGCAGAACACGACGGGGTTCTACCCGAACAACATGCTGTTCGGACGCATCGCGTGGCAGACGATTCAGGTCAACTCCGCGCTCCGCGGACTTCTCTATCCCCACGGTGGCGGACTGGTTTCCAAGTCCGACCTCGGGTCCATCCTCGGGGTAGCGAATATCATGGACGCGCAGGGCTACTACTCGACGGCGGCGGAAGGCGCAACGGCGGTCTTAACCTCCTTCTTCGACGACGCGGTGCTTGCGTGGTACAACCCGACCGGAACACAAATCGGGCCGCTTCCCCGGTACTCCGCGACGATGCGGTGGTCCGTGCCGGGAGTCCCGAACATGGCCGTCGAGGTCCATCCGTTCGACGGGAAAACCAAGTCCGAGGAGATCGAGGTCGGCGTGTACGATCAGGAACTCGTCCTCGACAAGAAACTCGGTGTGATCCTTAAGGGCGTTAACTCCGCACAGTAAGGAGGTAACTGATGGGTTGTGGAGGTAAAGGCAAGCCGAAGCCGAAAGGCAAGTAGGTATCGTAGTGGCGTTATGAACCACTACGGGGGAGCCTCGGGGGAGGGTTCTCCTCCCCCTCTCCCAAAACACAAAAAAGGAGGGACAAACATCCCGTGTATCACAAGATACAATGCATAAAAAATCTGGAGATATCGTCGGTTTGCAGCCTTGCATGCCCGTACTGTCCGTGCAAGGATCAAGGCGAACATCGACCGGTCGGATTCATGACGGAAGAGGTGTTCGAGAAGTCGCTTGAATGGCTTTCCGTGTTCGTAAGAAACGGAACGCAAGCGGAACTCAACTTCTTCGGCGTCGGCGAATCGCTGCTTCATCCGAATTTCATGGATATGCTCCAGCGCACCCGTTACGTTATGCCCTCGTACCTACCTCTCATAATGAACACGAACGGAACGCATTTGACGGAACAACTCGTCCGTCAGATGATGGATATCGGCCTCGACAAAATAGACATAACCGACCACGAAGCGATCGTAACGATGCGGGCGATAAAGATATTCAGGAAAGTTGGAATACGGTTTGGGTACTCTCGGGATGCGATCATCAATCCGAACAACTGGGGAGGACTCGTAAAGGGATGGGTGGAAGAAGTGGAACACACGCGAGTCCTTTGTCCTTGGTTAAGCCGAGGACAAGTGATGGTGATGAGCAACGGAGATGTTACCCGTTGTTGCCAAGACGCGTTCGCACGAGGACTCCTCGGAACCGTGTTCGATAATCTGCTTGAGATAGATCACACCCCGTTCTCTCAATGCAGAACGTGTCACGAAGACGTCCCAATGGGTATGAAAATAAAGGAGAAGGAGACCGCCTAAATGGTAGAGACATTCGGTATCAAGAAGATGTTCGCGGCGTGCATCATGCAGGCGTTCAAGGACGCGAAGAGAAATGTCCGCAGAGGATACGCATGTAGAGACAAAGACGAGGCGGTCAAATGGTTCGAAAGTAAGGCGACCGACGCGTTCACGTTCCGGCATATGTGCGAATCCCTCGGGGTGGACGCGCGCGGAATAAGAATGCGCGCGCTCGGGACGGTTCCCAAATGAATATCGTGATCGTATCCCCCGGAATGCAGCATGACGGGAACACGCTCAAAAACAAGTCTCTCGGCGGATCGGAAACGGCCGCCATCCAACTCGCTGAGGCGTTTGCGAGGAAACCGGACGCGTTCGGAAGCAAGAACAGGGTCGTCGTGTTCTCGCCGACGGAATCCGGCCAACCGGTAGTTGTGAACAATGTCTCGTATATTCCGGTCTCGGCCGCGGAATCGTACATCCAAGGGTCGGATATCGATATGCTGATCGTGTCCCGGTGGCAGGAGCCGCTGATGAGACCGGTCAACGCGAAGTCCGTGTTCTTCTGGTGTCATGACTTGGCCCTCAAGCGGTTCGAGGCGAAGACGCGCGGGATCTCGTATCAGATCGACCGGTTTCTCGTCATGTCCGAGTTCCAGAAGAAACAGTACATCGACGTCTATAGCCTTCCGGAACAATACATAAAGAAAATCCGTAACGGGATCGACCTCGCGGCGTTCCCCGCGCCCCGGTCGAAACCACGGCAACTCGGACAGATCGTGTTCGCCGCAAGGCCGGAACGAGGACTCGAAAACCTCGTAGGGCACGGCGGAATCATGGAACGGCTATTGGCGCACAACGCGCCCGTAAAACTCCTTGTTGCGCATTACGACAACACCGTCCCGGAAATGAAGGCATATTACGAGATGCTCTGGAACCGGTGCAATCAGTTGCCGAACGTGCAAGTGGTCGGAAACCTTACGAAAACGCAACTGTACGACCTGTATTCCCGGTCGTTTGCGTACGTCTACCCGACGGATTTCGAGGAGATATCCTGCATCTCGGCGATGGAAGCGCAAGCGTGCGGACTCCCGGTGATCACAACGCCTACCGCCGCGCTCGTCGAGACGCTCCATCCCGACGCGAGAATCATGATCGACGGACCCGCTACCGGGACAGAGTGCCACTACAATTTTGTAACGGCGATCAACGGTCTGTACAACGACGAATTAAGGTGGGCGCGGATGAGCAAGGCCGGATACGATCACGCGCTCGATCTAACGTGGGAACCCGTCGCCGAAGACCTGTTGGCCGAAGCCGACAATATCATGCGGGAAAAGTCCTCGAACCCATCCCGCCTGTTCAAGCACTTCTACGAGATGAGCGACATCGAGACGTGCAAGATGCTTTCCGGTACGGGAGACCTTGAACTCGTGCAAGAATCGGTAAACCGGGTGAACACGGATTACGAGTTCATGAACTCCCCCGATGCATATCGTGAACAGTACGACAAGATCGACGGTCCGATCGAGGGAACGATCCACGGTGGAGCGAAGATCAGCCATTACGACGGTAGCGAAAACGAACCCCGAATGATTGTCTTACGGGACTTCGTGTGTGCGAACGCGTCGAAATTCAAGACCGTGCTCGACTACGGCTGCTGGATCGGACACCAGACGATCCGCGTTGCGAACGAGTTGCCGGACGCGAAAGTAACCGGTGTTGATGTGAACAACCGTAACATCGAAATAGCGGAAGAGTGTAAACAGAAATACTCGAAATACGGGAACGTGGAATTCGCACTCTACGACGAGATGGATAAACTTGGGCCAATTCAGCCGATAGGCGGGTACGACCTCGTGATCTGTAATGAGGTTCTCGAACACGTACTCGACCCGTACGAACTTATGGAACGTCTTGAGAAAGCATGCAAACCGGGCGGGACGATATTCATCACAACCCCGTACGGACCGTGGGAATACATGTCCTACAAGACGTTCCCGTACAGATGCCATATCCGCCACTACGAGATGTCCGATCTTCTCGACATGTTTGGTGAAAAAGAGGGGATGCAGTTGTTCTACAAGGGAACGACCGTCGACAATAAAAACCGACCCGTCGGGCATCATTACACGATCTATCTGAACAACCCGACGATTCCAACAGGGAAGGTTAATCTTGAAAGGAAACTGGCTTGGCAATCTCCCAATCAAACCCTGTCAGTATGCATGATCGCGTACAACGCCGAGGACATGCTTCACCGATGCCTGAAATCCGTTCGGGATATAGCCGACGAGATCGTGGTCGCAATCGACCCGAAGACAACCGATTCGACACGGGAGATCTCCGTACAGTACGGAGCGAGGATCATCGAAGGAATCGACCCGATAAAAAACGGATTCGAGGTTGCGAGGAACAATTCCATCGAAACGGCTTTGGGCGACTGGATCTTGTGGATCGATTCGGACGAGGAACTGCTCTCTCCGAACAACGTCTCCAAGTATCTTCGCCAGAACATGATGAACGGATACGCCGTTCAGCAACACCACTTGTCCGTCGATCCTCCGTTGACACTTAAACCCGACCTTCCTCTTCGCATATACAGAAACCGTTGCGGTATCAAGTTCTTCGGCGTCTGCCACGAACACCCGGAGAGGGCGTTGAACGAGGGGGTCGGTGCGGGGATCGTGCTTTCGGATACGTGGATCGCGCACGACGGGTATCTGACCGAGGCGATCCGACGTGACCGGTTCCTGAGAAACATCGATCTTGTCGTTGCAGATCGGAAGAAATACCCGGAACGGAACCTCGGGAAGTTCCTTTGGCTTCGTGATTTGATCCACCTGTCCCGATACCGCTTCGAACAACGGAACGGACAGGGAACGGACGCGGATATAATCAAATGGGCTACCGAGGCGAAGGAACTGTTCGAGTCCGAATTCATTAAGGATTGCGGGAATCCGATGATGCCGGAAGCCGTCACGTACTACTCAGAGGCGAATCGAATCTTGAACCTTGGGTATCCGATCAAATTCATGGTTCAGTTGAAGGACATGCCTCCGCAGGAGATAACCGCGCAATTCCCGAATTCAAAGATCGCGGCCGAGTTCATCGGCGGAATAACGAAACATATGGTTTCCCAGATGGAAGGGAAATACATATAGCGAAAGAGAGGACAATCTGATGCCATACACTACCGTCGAGCGGATCATCGAGACGTATCCGAGGTTGCAGACAACTCAGGCGACCTCCTCGACGATAAACAACTTCATCCTGAAAGGTGCGGCGTATATTGACAGTTATATATTTTCTGTCGTCCCTCTTGTTCCGGTGGTTCCAACGCCTCCTCTACTTCGAGATCTGAACGAGGATCTGTCGTACGTCATGTTCCTGCGCAGACACGTTCACGACGCCGGGAAGGAATCCGGGATCGAGGCCGTTTGGAGGGAATGCGTAAACCGTCTTGAAAACATACGAAACGGGTTGGTTACGATCGTATCGGATTCGGGAGTGGAAATCTCGAACACCTCCCGATCGGCTTCCCCATGGTACAGTTCGGCGGGATTCAATCCGACGTTCGGGATAGGGGATGTCGTTGACGCGGTGGTAGATCCTAACAGGATTGATTCCGAAGAGGACGTAAAGTAGTGGAACTGCAACTGAAAATGGCGCAGGAAACCCCGCGCTTAAACAAACTGAGAACTGTTCTCGGTAACACGGAGTCGATCAATCAGCAAACCGCGAACTTCCTGTTGCGCGAGATCGACCGAAACATCGTCGAGCAGGGGATCTGGGACCGTTGGAAGTGGGCACCCCCACGCCCGACTACTACCTACGCGAGATCGGCCCGTGGGAAGGACCCACGGCCCCTCTGGGGCCTACGCGGGAGGTTCGGCGCGAGGGTAGGCAAGACACGGTTCACGATCTACTCGACGAGCAAGTACGCCGAGTTGATGCAGGAGGGTCCGAGCAAGCGATGGTGGGTTATCCGCCCGAAATTAAAGCATTATTTGTCGTTCCCTCACCCGCAAGGAAGGACAAGGAAGGGTTTCGGCGGCCTTTGGGCGTTGGCGGAAATGGTACGTCACAAGGGGTGGCCGAAACGCCGGTTGATGCCGCCGCTTGACGAAGTGGGGTCCGCCGCGAGACTGTTCGTCGAAGCCGCAATTAAGGGGATCATTAAATGATTGATTATACTGGCGTTATCGAGTATCTTGCAAATATGTTAGACGAAGGACTCGAAGCAACTGTTTTGATCGAACCGTCCGATTACGGCGCAACGATCGGTCCGGAAGTGTCCGTGTCGTTATCGACGGAGCAAAACAAGGAAGACACGATCGGATCTCCCGACCCGTATTTTACGATCGCTATGTACGACATATTCTGTTCTGAGTTCAGCCCCGATGGGGTTCTGGAAGCGTGCAGGCGACGGGATGTCCTTATGGGGCAAGTCCGCGATCTCCTAAAAACAGATCGAACGCTTGGCGGAAAAGTCGGAAACACGCAGATAGGAGACGTAAAGTTCGATACCGCAAGGTCAAGCGCAGGATTCTTCAGCGCGGCCAACTTGACGCTGCGGGTATTCCTTACGACGTAGTTAAGGAGGTACAACAATGCCGGGATTCGGGTCAAATGCTCAAGTCTCGATCAACAAGCAGAACTCTTTCGGAACCGCCGCAACGTCGTGGTTCAAGGTTCCGTTTGCAAGCGAGGACTTCAACTTCACGTACGGCGAACTGACCGACGATTCGATTCAGGGAAGGTTCGACGAACCGGATCGTGTCACCGGGATCGCGGGAGTGCAGGGGAACATCACCGCGAACTTCGATCCACTCGTCTCGGGACACTTTATCCGCGCGTGTTTCGGACTGAACTATTCATGCACTTCCGGTACGGGTCCGGTCTACACGTGGAAGTTCAACCCTGCCACGGCGAACTTCGACGCGGCGAACTGCACTCTTCCCCCGTATTCGTTTCAGATCGATCAAGGGGAGTCGAACGTCTCCTCGTCGTTCCTTCTGCAGGATTGCTTCGTCAATAACTGGGAACTCTCCCTTGCCGCGGGAGCGTATTTGCGTAACACGTTCTCGATCGTCGGCGTGTCCGCGGCACTGATCGTCAAGTCTGCCGCTCCGAACTACGCGGTCACACCTCGACCGCTCATCTGGTCGGCGGCTTCCATCTCCATCGGAGGTGCGGCCGTTCAGCGGTTCCAAGACTTCAAGTTGTCGTTCAACAACAACATCGGAACGCAGGATCGTATCGCCGGTTCGAAGACGCATACGTATTTCTGGCGGGACGGCTTCCGACAGTTCGGACGGTTCACGGCAACCGCGGACATGGCGCAGGCCGACTGGCTTGCAATGAAAAACGAAACCGAGCAACGCCTGTTAATCAACGTGCTTGGTGCGGGTGCTTCCGAATACGTGACTGTCGATATCCCGCGGTTCGTCTACACGGCGCACCCGCTCGGCGTGTCCGGGCCGGGGATGGTCACGATCTCGCTTGAGGGCCGTGCGATGTACTCGACGACCTCGAATACGATCGCAACGGTAACGCTTTCCAACACGATGGCGGTCTCCGGGTACTATGGTCTCTAACCGACGGGGGAAGCGGCGTGGCAGGGACACGCGGGGTCTCCACCTTCTCCGGAACCCTATCAGACCTCCCGAACGGGCGGGTCAAGGTCTGACGCCGTTCGAGTCGGCACTTCCCCCGAATAAAACTCCAAGGAGGAGAGTATGAACCTTTCAGAGTGGATCGAAAAGAACAGGAAGACGTTTACGCTAAAGTCCGGATTGACCGTAACTATCCGTCGTCTGTCTCCGTTTGCGATGGAAGACGACGGGTCAATACCGGGGATCGATTCGATCTCTCCGAATCGACAGTCAGCGATTACGCGCTCCATACTGAAACAAGGACTCATCTCTCCGAAAATCGGGGAGGGAGAGGGAGAACTGCACGATATCATGGATCTTGGCGTCGATGACGTGAACGAGATTGTGACGGCGATCGTCGGTGAGATAAAGGGGGGTAACGCCGAAGGAATCCCTTTGGCAAGCACGGTCTCAGGAGAACAACAGCCGTCCTGATCGACCGGTTGGCGCGTAGATACAAGTGTCGTCCGTCGGATTTGATGAACGGTACGTACAAGGATTTCATGTTCGACGTACACGTCGCGTTGGACGGTGCCTCAAAAGACGATCAGGAGCAACGATGGTCCAGCGACGACCTTGAGGAGTAACCGATGGCCGACGACACCTTAAGAATAACTTGCGATATGGCGATCGATGCGGCCTTATCAAACATCGATCGTTTCAAGAAAAGTATTGCCTCGATAGCCGATATAAAGATAAACACCCCCGATATATTTACACAACAAGAACTTACGGCACATGAGAACAGGCTTAAAGCATCCGTTGACCGGATGAATCAGATCATATCTAAACTTAAGCCGTTCCCTTCTGCCGGTTCAATACCAGTAGACAGGCCCGAATCGGGATATCAGCCGGGGATGGCGTCGTATCGAGTTGCGGTTGCGTCCGGTTTCCGGCGCATGAACGAGATCCCGTCAAATGCAGGATACAACAACGCATTTAGTGGTATCGCGGGTTCCGTACAGACCGCCTCTGGCATACAAAGTACGAATAATGCACTTCAAATAATGGCGCAGAACGCGTTCGCAGCACAAAACGCAAACAAGAAGTTGTCCGATTCAATCGTTTCCGTTGGGGAAGTATCCGTTGGCGCATCTGTTGGGTTCGGACAGATGTTTGCTGCGCTTGGTCTTTCTCAACTCGCCGTGGACGCACTGTACAAGGCGTTCGATCTTCTTTCGTTCGGTATCTTAAAGTCGATAAAGATCGTGGATCAGATGAGACTTTCCGCCGCTTCGATGGCCGGTGCGATGCTCATCTCCGATCCGAGCATGGGCATAGATCAGGCTCTTGGTAACTCGAAGAAGTTGATCGAAGCGTCGTTCCAGATGTCGAAGACTTTCGTTGGAAACGCTCGCGAATTGCAACTTCTTACAGAAGCAGCAGTAACCTTCGGATTGAAACTCGACTTTACCACACAGAAAAGCCGGGATGAGTTTGTAGCGTTCGCGAACACACTGAAACTGATCACCCAAGGACAGAACTTCGAGATTCAGGCGTTCCAAGAAATCCGAGCCGTCATGCAGGGGCAGAACTTCCAAGGAGCGATGCTTGCACGTCGTCTGCAAGCCGTTGGGATAGACGTTGCGAAGATGGTCCCTCAATGGGTCGCGCAAGGAACGGTCATAGAAAACATCGTGAAGGCCCTCGGCGGATACGCCGCCGCGTCGGAGGCGATCCGGCAAACGTGGGAAGCGCAGTACAAGTACACCGTGTCCATCGCAAGCCTGATTCTCGCTCGGGGAACGGACAAGGCGTACGACAAGTTGCGTGATCGCTTGATGGAAATAAACGATCTATACATGGACGGAAACGGTCTTACCCAACGCGGACTCGATATTGTGACAAAGATAGAGAAAGCGTGGACATTCATATTCGATCTGGTAACGGGATACGTCAAGGTGTTAAGTGATCTCGCCGCAGGATACGCGAAGATACATGCATCGATCGAAGCGATCATGATGATCGTTAGTGGAAAGGCTGCCTTAAATCTATTGACAAATATTCTCGGGCTGGATAGCGACAACCTGCAAAAGGGAAAGGAATGGGTTGACGAATTATTTGCCCATATATTAAAAGCGGGGATAGCCTTGTCGGTTGGACTTGCCGCGTCAAAGATACATTGGACCGTAGGTATTGCCGCCGCCCTTATAACTGCTGCCGGTTTCACGGCGGTAGAGGTTGGAAAACAACAGAGAGAGGAAAAAGCCGCAGCGGAAGCAAAACTCGAAGGTATGGCTGGTGGAGGTTGGGAAGTCTGGAACGAAAGATACACAGCGACATCTCCGTCCGGGAAGGTTCGTCCGGAAAAAGAGTGGGAGGCTTGGATAAGAAATACGAAAAACTTCTTGGCGAACGCGGACCTTGAAATACAAACGTACATAGGAAACAGTTCGAATAAACTCGCGTCGTCAATAGCGAAGGCTAAGTTGAAGGTCCAGAAGGAATATGAGAAATTCTTTGTGTTCGATGAACAAGGAAAGGTGACAGAGAACAAGCCGGAATTCGAACGCCTTCTTTCTGGAACTTCTGAAGAGACAAGACTCGCAAATAAAATCAAGGAAAAGATGGGCGAACAGACGCGCGCCGCCGTTCAAGCGGAGACCGATCGGGACGCGGAACATTGGAGAAAAGCAACCCGCAAACTCGCAGAGGACGCAGAGAAGGAGTCCCTCCATTATGCAAAGTTGGTCGGTAGTTCCACACGGGAGGTATCCGACGCGTACAATGTTGCGGCGGAAGAGTACGAGGATGGAGCCGACAAATTAAATAGCAAAATAGCCAAGGCAACCGCGGAGGTACATAAAAAGATAGAGGACGAGCGACAGAAATTATCCGCGCCGTCCGAACTCGGCGGTGGGTACAACGCCGACTTCGACGCAATAGAGGCGTTTTGGAAACGAGTGCTCGACATGAAAATAAAGAATCTTAATAAATGGGACGATATAAGAAAAGAGAAGGATAAAATCCAACTTGAATCTATGATTGTTCAGACGAAAGCATGGGAAGACGAGGCAAAAATACCAACGATAATGCCTTGGAACGAGCGTGAAGTCGGAAGTATGTTGGCAATGACGAATGCGTTGGAAGACTATAATAATAAACTCAAGGCGTTCAAAAAACAGGCCGAGGAATTAGAATCACGTGGCATGATGTCTCCCGATGACAAAAGGGGGGGAGAGAGAGCGTTGCTTGACAGATACAAGAAGATCGTTGAAGGGATAAAAGTACAATTCAGCCGACTGGACGATATGATAAAAGGTATCTATTTGTCCATGGAGGCATCGTTCAGCGAATTCTTTACGGACGTATGGAAACAAAACCTTCACGGTGCCGATGCGTATTTCAGGTCGTTCGCGGAGGGAATTGCCGCAACATGGGCCAAGTTAATGGCTCAGATGGTCGCCGAATGGCTCATGGCGAAGGCTCTTACTGGCGGAAAAGCATTGCTTGGCCTTCTTGGAGTTGGCGAGGGTGGGTGGACTCCTGAAAACTCCGGTACGTTTGCGAAGGGTGGAGTCGTAGACGGTGCGACTGTATTCAAGTTTGCAAGAGGTGTGGGGGTGATGGGGGAGGCGGGACCAGAAGGAATACTACCCCTAAAGAGAACCTCATCTGGCGCACTTGGTGTTCAAGTCGCTGGTGGCGGCGGCGGTAAGGGTGCCGTGTCCGTACAAATCATCAACGAGTCCGGGCAGAAGATGGCGGTTACAAAGAGTACCGCTAAATTCGACGGACAGGGAATGATCGTAACGGCATGGCTCGATGCGTATAACCGGAACAGTTACGGACTACGAACGGCTATGGGGAGATAATATGGCAGACTGGCCGGTAAACTCAATCGGGCCTCCGTCCTACGGGATGACGGACGACTTCTATCGCGCACAGGTGAAGTCCGAGTTCGAGGCGGGATATGTACAGTCCCGCCCCACCGCTACGAGAGGCAGGAGGTTATTCAATCTTGAATGGACGACGATTACAGAATCAAGATACGTCACTATGAAGACCTTTGTAAACTCCAACATGGGTAGTACGTTCACGATGTCTCATGCCGTGACGGGAGAATACATGACCCTTCGTTTTTCCGATGGATATCTCCATTCAACCATTATTTCTCCGGGATTAAGGAGCGCGAAGATAGCGGTGGAGGAAGCGTAAATGCCACTTCCATTAAGTTCAATAGCGATCACCGAGAAGAACAAACTCGGTACTGACAGCGTATTTCTTGCGCTAATGGAAGTAACTATCCCCGGACTTGGTACTCCATTGAGAGTGGCAGGAAACACTGAGAACGTAACGTGGAACTCCCTAACTTGGTACGCGTTCCCGTTTACTCTTGGAGACATCAACGAGGATGGCAAGGGAGAGGTTCCGTCGTTGACCATTAACATCGGAAACGAAAGTCGCGCGATGGAACAGTACATTCAAGCCTACGATCTGTATTGCAAGACGAACGGATACTCTCCGATATCGTGTGTGGTATACGTTATAAACACAAAGAACATCGGAAGTGCTACGCCAGAGTCCAGTCATTACTTCGACTTGGATAAAATATCAACTGATACAAAGTGGGCTACGTTTACCATCGGGGCGGGGAATCCGTGGAGAAAGAGAGTCCCTCTGAATCGTATTATAAGAAATCAATGCCGGTGGGTGTTCAAATCTACGGAATGCGGATATAGTTCCGTTGGATCTCTGTGCGCGAAGACTCTTACGAGTTGCAGATCGTACAACTCCGTAACGTCTGGACAGACAATGAGGTTCGGTGGATTTGTTGGAGTAGGAAATGTGGGGATAAAAATTGGCGGTGTATAGCGATCTGGTCGGCATAAAGTTCGTGGATAAGGGAAGGAATCCCTCGACGGGGGTTGATTGTTGGGGGCTAATCATGCTCGCATTTGAAAGATACGGTTGGAAGATTCCAGACTTTAACGTATCTTGTTTCGCTTCGTCCGACATTCATGCGAAGTATCTGTTAAATATGCGTGGATGGAAGTCCGTTGATGTTATGAGGGAGGCAACCGTAGTTGCGATGAGCATGGACCCGGATATGCCGAACGTAGTTCAGCACTTTGGATACGCGACGGACACTCATAACGTGCTCCATACTCTGTTGAAAATGGGGTCTGTGAACATGAGAATCAACCACCCATTCATAAAACATAAGATAAAGGGGTATTACGAATGGATCGGGTAGTAGTAACATTAGTCTATAACCCATTCAACGCCTTCTATTCACGCGAAACGATCACTTGCGATCCCGGTAAGCCAGTAAAGGAATATCTTTCAGAGTTTATCGACAGGGAAATAAGCGATGGATATGAACTTGCGATAGCCGTAAACGGTATAGAAAACACCGACGTTGATCGAGTGATGAATCCCGGCGATTCCATTGCGTTCTGCGTTGTTCCGCAGGGAGGCGGCGGCGGAAAGAACGTAGTGCGAATCGTCGCCATGCTTGCTCTCGTCGCCCTGACTATCGCAACGTATGGTGAAACCTCGGAAT